TGAAATGCTTCTTTTCACCAAATACAGCACATGCATTTTGTCCCTCTGAAGGACTACCATCAACTGTCATAGAACCATTGATTGTTTTTGTTGACTGTACCGCATATACACCAAACACTGGAGCATCTGTTCCTGCTCTATCGTTTACCATATTTGTAAGATAGTAATTTGATACTCCTGCCGTATCACCAGCAAAGCCAACATCAATATCCAAGAATCTAAAGTCTGCTGAAGCACCAGAATCTTGCCAAGACACATAGCAAGGAGCACCGTATTGTAGGAAGTTATGAACATGATACCATTCATCAGTCCAAGCAGTAACTCCGTTTGCTCCAAGATCTCTTGCTGCTAAGGTAGCACCGTTTGTTGCCGAAAATCCTGGATAATATGTGTTGTAAAAGTTTGTTAATCTTGAAAACCAATCAGAAAGACCTTCAACATAGTAGTAACCTTGGCTGACTTCTGCTGCATCGTATGCGAAAAGTTCCATTGAAAAATCTCCAGGTTGCCCAATAAAGCCACCAATTGTTGGTGAGGCAAGCTCTGAAGTTGATCTTGTTAAAGATTCATCTAAAATTCTTATTGTAACGCCTGGGTATGGCATAATTTTCTCCTATTTTCTTTAAATATATATTTTTTTGAATATTTTGACTTAAAACATCCAAAACTGAGTTGAAATGCTACCTTTGCCACTTTTGGCATCATGCCAATAGTCTTTTCCATCCCACTCACCGCCATAACTACCCATACCGTCATCAATAAACCCAAAGGGAACTATTTCAGATTCTAACTTTTCTATCTCTTGATTATATAGCTCAATTCTAATATCTCTGTTTGTAACATTCTCAAAAAATTCTTGCCTAGTCGCCCAAGCAAAAAGAACCAATGTCATAACAACATCATCTTTGTGTCCATCGTCGGCTTTATATGATTCACCAACGGCGATAAATGTTGTAAGTTGATCGATTATGTCTGGATCTTCAAAGATAAGTTTATCATTTTCGACTAAATTCTTAAGAACTGAACAACCTAACTTTTTAACTGGATGTGTTGTTCTAACTCCAAGATAATTTCTCTTTGCTGAAGTTCCTTCACCGATTACTTGTCCCTGTTGTCCTTTGAAACTAGATTTAATTAAATTTTCATATTGGAGATCATTGTGTAAGATCTCGGCAACCTGATTTCCAATGTCATTTACCTCGACCATAACATAAGCATTATTGTATTTTACAGCAACTGCTCTAACATATGAGGGAAGTAAAAGTGGAGATATTGTATTATTTTTAAATACAGAAACTACCTTATAAGGAAATGTAGAAATATCAATTACAGTAAAGGCACTATCATCATTTCCTAATCCTTTTGAAACATCTACGGTTATAAAATAAAGATGATCTTCTGTACCTTTAGATTCATCTCCTTTTATTGGTTCCTCATAAATTATAAGACCTTCATTATTTCTAAATTTAGCCTTACCATAGCTTAAGACGCTTAATTTAGAAGCATCAATCAGAGTATTTGCGGAACCAATGAATGAACATTCAAATTCTGCATCAAACTGTCTTTCTGATGTATTTTTAATTTGTTGTTCTTTCCAAGCGTCATCTCGTAATGGACCACCTGGATATTGTGGAACTTCTCTCCAACCAACCTCAAAGGCATAATATTCATTTTGACCAGTTACTGCTGACTTCCAAAGTTGATAAAACATGTTCAATCCGCGAGGAGTTGAAATGATAATCATCTGTGTACTTTGACCAGCCGTGATTGTTGGATAAACAGACGAAAAGAATTCATCAGCTACTGTTGTTGGGACGAAGGCAAACTCGTCTAAGAAGATAATATTAAAGGAACCACCACGAATAGCAGAAGAAGATGTCGCAGCTGCTAATATTTTAGAACCATTTTCTAATTCAATTGAACCTTTGTTCCATTCCTTGATACCTTGTTGTAGCCATTGTGGTAAATGTTCGTATGCTTCTCGTATTCTTCCAAGAATATCTCTTGCTGTATTGAGCTTGTTTGCCAAAATAGCAACGCTCATGTTTTGATTGAATAAAACCTTGTGTAAAAGGTAGCAGCAGCCTACTGTGGTCGTTTTACCAGCCTGACGGCATACTTTACCTATTACGAAACGATTGTCACAGAGAGCCTGTACGAGCCTTTCTTGATAATCATAAAGATCAAATGGTGTAATACCTTTATCAAGAGTAACAACTTTCACATACTTTTTTGCAAAGTATACTGGATCATTCGCGCATTTAATATATTCGGATACTTGTTCTTCTGTGAACTCAATTTGAACCCCTGAGGGTTTTAGATTTGAATTACCAAGATATCCTGCTGCTTTTTTACTTGGGATCATTTTCTATAATCTTTTTCTGGGATCTTGACTGATTTATTAAATTCTGTAAGTCCGTGGTTGATCCGACATAAATCGAATTATTATTAATAACAGTATTTTTTTCTCTTTCTATATTTTCTGCTTTTTCGTGTACTGTGATTAAATCTTTATTCATATCAGTAACGGTTTTTAATAACAAAGCTGCAACTTCATAAGCTCTAGGAGAATCACTAGCACTGGCTACTTTCATGATACCATCCAATGCATCCATTCCATTTGATATCAATTCCTTTATATTAATTCTAGCATCATTAAAATCATGAGAAAGAACTTCTTCTCTTGTTCTTTTGATTTCTTTTTTGCTAGGTGCTTTATCTAAAGGAGCTTCTTGGCTAGTCGTTACATCTAAAGCCTTAGCGATATTTTCGAATGGATCTTTCATTTTTAATTCTCATAGTAAGTTATATCACCAGTTATAGAATCACCAGTGTATCCAAAATCATAAACTTTAAACTCACCCTCAGCAGTAAGACCATTGTAAATTCTAACATTTGCATCTTCTATAATCATAGAAGTGTTTCTTCTAATTTTTCCATAAAGATAAGTCTTCATGGTAAAGTTAAAGACTGTAGTTACTGATCTCCTACTCGAAAAATCACCTTCATAATCCTCTGATGTGCTTATATCGTTAAGGACGATTGGTACATCTATCGCTTGATTTAGAGTATTGAAATTTAAACAAACATTAAATTCTGGCTGAAAATATGGAGCAATCTGCTCCACGATCTGCAAATTGTCTTCTAATGATCTAGTAAAAGAATAAAGGTTTAAATTTATATTATATGGAACTTCCATATAAGAAACATCTCTATATGTCTCAGTAACCTTTTTCTTTTGGTGCATTCTATTCAATTTTCTAGTTGGATCGTAAATTATATTAATAATTTCGTATCCCATTCTAGGAAATGTAGCCTGCAAGTGAGTTTTATCCGTAACTCCAGTTTCTGTGGTCAATCTATAATAAAACTTCTCCTTTGGACCATAGACAATAGGGATCTTTATTTTATTAGTGATGTTGTCATTATCATCTTTTCTTATAATCGTGACTTGGTTGAATAAGCTACCAAAGGCAACTATATTCTTTCTCAAAGTCTCATTATAATATGCGTTATTCTCTCCAAACATCAGTATTGGCCCTCCGAGAATGGATCAGTTTCATCGAAGTTGAATAGAGAATCCTCCAAACGATCTCTTTCGAATGCAGCATTGTCTCCGTCGCTGCTTTCTCTGATTGGATCTGTTTGGACGATTGTGTTCGTAAGGGTTGTTCCGAAAGCAGTATATCCAGCAGAACTTGAAGCACCTTCAAGTGTCGCACCTACAATATAAGTTCCTAATTCGTCAAACACAAACAAGCTAGAATATGTAAATCCTTTCTTGAATTGTTGTACTGTTGCCGTGTATCCACTTTGTACAACATATTCACCTGGGAGATATGAACCATTATCTATACCAACTAGATCATATTTTCTAACAAATGATTGCCTATCTTTCGTGGCAGAATCAATTTCGGTAACACCAGTGTCAAACTCCTCATGTGAATAGCTGAAGGTTTCTAGAGTTAGTGTATAACAAGTTAAGGCTCCTAATTGGTAGAATGGAACCTCGTCCTCAAGTCTATTGATTTCAAATATTGTTCCAGAAAGAGGAAAATAAATTAAATCACCTTCTCTTGGTCTGAGAATTTCAGGTTCTCTTGTTTTTACTACCTCATTAAATCTTCTTTTTGCCAACTGAATAGTCATTCTATCGGTTATAATTACACCAAATTTTGTAATGACATCCATTTGTCCATCGAATGCAAATATATTTTGTATATACACTTCAATGCTGTATGCTTTTTTGAATCTAGATTGTATATCTTCTCCAAAGATTTGATCTTCCTTAAAGTATTCTCTTGGAATATAAAGGACATCCTGACCAGTCACCTTTATGGTTTCGACTGTTAGATCTTCTACTAGTTTTTGATCTAGTTTTGAAAATTTAAAGAATGGATTGACTGCCATTATTATCCTAAGAAAAATGATGCTGGTAATTCATAACTATTCAATACTTCTGCTTCAATTGCTGTGATCTCGTTAACTGCTTCCGCATATATTTGACCACCTTTCATTACAATACCACCTGGGAGCTGAACTCCATCATATTTTGCCATATTTGCTCCCCATTGTCTTTTAATTAAAGCAACCAAGTATTTTTTCAATAAACGATCATTAAATATTTTTTCGTAAATATTAGGATCAAGTGCAGCGTATGCTTCAAGAACAAGATAATCACCAGCTTTTAATTCCTTCCAATTGCAATCTATATGAATTCTATTTGTTACTTTGCTAAATCTAAGAGCTTTTTCTCCTTGGAAAAAGTCTTCAATTAGTTTTATGTATCTCTTAGTTGAATCATAAGATGCTAGCCCCATGGAACCACCGCCATTATAACCACGATTTATGCCGAAATAATCAACCAATGCTAATTGATATTTTAAATCAAACATATCAATATTAGCAAAATCACCAAATTGAAATAGCTTTACAACAGATACGATATCGCTACCGTTTGGTCTGCCACTGGCTGTTCCATCCCAACCCAATATATTAGTTGTACTGATATATTGATTAGTCACATCATCAGCTGTTAGTTGATATTTAAAAAATACTTTTTCTACTCCATCGAAATGGCGTTCAACGAAAAAGTCTAGAGCTTCATCCAAGCGGTCTTCACATTGTTCAGAATCAACATTGATCTCTATAACTGGATGACCAAGAGTTCTTAATGCGTATTCTATTATGGACTGTCTGGAATCTGGTCTTGACATTTTTGTCTCTATTTTTATTTATTCTTTGGATCTGGTACAGTTACTGGAATTTTTTGCAAATCATCATACTTAATATT